AAGGGACTCGCCTCAAGTAAGTAGTCCCATTTGCTGGCTTACCCTATCCCTCTACTAAACAGTAGACTACGGTGGCCCCAGTCCAAAAGGAAAGATAATGTCTGAAACAATTGTAGCTGATCCACAACCTGAAAAGAAAGTGGGCTTTGCTAACAAGCATCAGTACCGCAAAACAGTAGAAGATGAAGAAAAAGAATTAGAAGCACTTAAGAGCCAAGTAGAAGAAGAAGAACAAAAAGATGAGGCTCGTGAGGAGCTAGTAAAAGAACAAGATGAATTACTAGAAACTTCTGCTGAAGAAAGAACTTTTAAGAAACGCTACGGTGATCTTCGTAGATTTTCACAAAAGCAAAAAGAAGAATTTGAAAATCGTGTATCTAAACTAGAGGCACAGCTAGAAGAAACTGCTAAAACGCAGATGCAGTTGCCTAAAACAGAAGACGAGCTTAATGCTTGGGTACAGGAGTATCCAGATATTGCAGCAGTAATTGAGACTATAGCAATTAAAAAAGCAGATGAGCGGTCTAATTCTGTAAATAAAAAACTTGAAGAGATTGAGAAGCTTCAAGGAGATGCACGTAAAGAAAAAGCTGAAGCGGAACTTATTAGGCTACAGCCAGACTTTGAAACTATTCGTGAAGAGGATAGCTTTCATGAGTGGGTAGAGTCCCAACCTAAGTGGGTACAGACTGCACTGTATGACAATGAAGATGATGCGTTCTCAGCATCACGCGCAATTGACTTATACAAGGCAGATATGGGTGTATCTGCAGAAAAAGCTAAACCTAAGAAGAATGCTAAAAAAGAAGCTGCTACTTCTATTGCTTCTAAAAGTGCAAAGACAGCACCCAAGGAAAGTGGTGATAGTGATGTGCTTCGTGAGTCAGATGTTCAAAAAATGTCTTCTCAACAATATGAAGAGAATGCAGACACAATTATGGAAGCAATTCGTGCCGGTAACTTTATCTATGATCTTTCCGGTGCGGCACGTTAGGCAAATTTTTGCTTGACAAATAGGCATTTTTTACTTATAATGGTGTCTATAACAACACAAAGACCCACATTATTGTGATACTCTAAGTGTTTATACTGTGACTTTTAGTTTACCTAGTTATGATTGGCCGAGAGTAGATTGATCCTCTACACTTTTACCCAAGAATCTAGCCCTCAAAAGTTATACCCTAACTACATATAGTCGAAAGACTAGCGATTTATCGCATCGTGTTTTAACGCTATGGAGAATATCATGGCTTTTAGAACTGCGGCAGGGTATAATAGTCTACCAAATGGCAATTTCAGCCCTGTCATTTATTCCAAACAAGTACAGCTTGCATTCCGTAAGGGATCAGTTGTAGAGGATATCAGCAATAACGATTACTTTGGTGATATCTCTAACTTTGGTGACACTGTTCGTATCATCAAAGAACCGGAAATCACCGTCAAGTCATATGCACGTGGCGCACAGATTTCTCCTCAAGACCTTGACGACGAAGACTTTACGCTAGTTGTAGATCAAGCTAACTACTTTGCGTTTAAGGTTGACGACATTGAGGAAGCACACTCGCACGTAAACTTCCAGCAAATGGCGGCAGATCGTGCAGGTTATCGTCTTCGTGACCAGTTTGATGCTGAAGCCCTAGGTTATATGGCTGGCTTCAAACAGGCTAGTATCAGTGCAGTTTCCAGCGCAGTTAACGATACTGTATCTGGTTCTATTGCTGTTACCACTGCTGGTACTGACGAGCTTCTATCGACAATGAAGCTTAAGAAGGGTAGCTTTGGCAACATCACCACGGCTTCGGCTGATGACCATTCTATTCCTCTTGCTGCTCGTCTTCCCGGCGCAAGCGCACTTCCAACCGCTACGGCTTCACCAGCAATGGTTGTTGCTCGTATGTCCCGACTCCTTGACACGCAGTTTGTTGACAAGGACAATCGTTGGTTGGTTGTTCATCCTACCTTTATGGAAGTTCTAATGGACGAAGATAGTCGTCTGTTTAACAGTGACTTCGGTGAGTCAGGTGGAATGCGTAACGGTTTGACGATTAACAACTTCTATGGTTTCAAGGTATACGTTTCTAACAACCTGCCTTCGGTTGGTACCGGCCCAGACACTTCTGGTACGGCTAACCAAAACAGTAACTACGGCGTTATTGTTGGTGGTCATTCTTCGGCTGCAGCTTCTGCCAGTCAAATTATGAAGACGGAAACTTATCGTGATCCAGACAGCTTTGCTGACATTGTTCGTGGCATGCACCTCTATGGTCGTAAGATTCTACGCCCAGAGGCACTTGTCACTGCTAAATATAACGTAGCGTAGGGGTATAAATCATGGCAACTTTTGATATGACCGCTAAATCAACCGTAGGTGTTGATTCGGACTCGCTCGCTATTCTACCTGATGTACGTAATCAGTCTTACTTGGTTGAAGCTATTCTAGACATTACTAAGCTTGTTGCTGCTGGAACTTTTTCTGCAGTTACGAATGGTGACATCTTCCAAGTACTAGAAATTCCTGCTGGCACAGTCGTTATTGCTGCTGGTGCGGAAGTTCTTACTGTCTGTGATGGTACTTCTCCTACTGTTGACATTGACTTCGCTGCTGGCGATGACATTGTTGATGGTGGAGATGTTGCTACTGCAGGTTACCTTGCTTCAGGAACTAACGGTGGGGCTAATGAGCCTTCCGCTACTACGTACACTCACTTTGTGAGTACAACTGACACCATTGATGTGAAGTTTATTGCTTCATCTAATGATGTAACGTCAGGCGTACTTCGTGTGTATGCTGTTTGCTGTGATCTCAACGGTGTTGCAGATACAGCTACTGAAGTTGATCGTGATCAACTTGCATAAGTAAATATTGTGTGGGGAGGTGCTTCGGCATCTCTCCATGCTTTATTTTGTTTGGGTAAGATATATGGCAAATACTTTTTTAACGTATGTTAATGACACTCTTGTTAGGCTAAATGAAGTTGAGCTTACAGCATCTACATTTAGTGACTCACGAGGAGTACAGACCCAAGCTAAAAATGCGGTCAATCAGGCTATTCGTTATATTAATCAACGAGAGTTTGGCTGGCCGTTTAATCATGCTGAAGCCAATGTTACACTAGTAGCAGGGGTTACAAGGTATACTGCGCCTACTAACACTAAAACAATTGATTTTGATTCTTTTCGTATTCGTAAAGACAGTGACTTAGGCGCATCTAGCACGTATTTAAGCAACATTGTTTATAAAGATTATTTAGAAAATAGAAGTAGTCAAGAAGATTTATCTGAAACAACTACACTATCTAGTGGCATTGATGCTGATGATGATACTATTCCTGTAGCAAGTACTGCAGATTTTAGTAGTACAGGCACCATTGTTATTGGTTCAGAAAGTATTACATATACAGGTGTTACTTCTACTACATTTACCGGAGCTAGTCGTGGAGCAAGCAGTAGTACTGCGGCATCGCATGACAGTGGCACAACGGTAGCACAGTTTAGTTCAGGCAGTGTTCCACAGTTTGTGTTTAGAGGACCAAATGATAGTTACGGGTTAAGTCCATACCCTAATAAAACGTATGCTTTAACCTTTGATTACTACACTTTTCCTTCTGCTGATCTTAGCGCACACAGTGACACAACTACTATTCCTGACAGATTCAAACATATTATTATAGATGGCTCTATTGCATATATGTATTTCTTTAGAGGAGAAACACCGCTATATGAAAGAAGCTTTGCACTGTTTAATGACGGTATTAAAAATATGCAAACGCTATTAATTAATCGCAATGATTATGTGAGGTCTACTTATATTACCTCGTCTGCACTGTCCTCTGGGTTCAGTGCTACTAGTCTTTAGTAGGAAGTAGGCTAATGGGCCGATTTAAAAATACAGGGGTTAGTTTAACTAGTACAGACTTAACTAATATATACACTTGTCCTACTAACTTTACTGCTATTGTACGAGAAATTTTTATTACTAATGTAGATGGTTCTGCTGCAGTAGATATTACACTTAGCTGGACAGACACAAGTGCTAGTGCTACTTACTCACTCTTAAGCACACAGAGTATTGCAGCAGATAGTCATCTTAGATTTAACGATGCACAAATAGTACTAGAGTCTGGTGACATACTAAAAGCACAAGCAGGGGCCGCAAACGACGCAATGGTTTCTGTGTTTATTGAAGAATTATTAAGGCCACAAGGTTAGCTATGCCAGATACTGCTTCAATTTCACCAGTTACTGTATCTTTAGGTGGAGGATTAATCCTTGACCAAGATGACTTTAGTATACCTCCCGGTGCTGCAGTAGAACTGCAAAACTTTGAACCTTCAGTTAATGGTGGATACCGTAGACTTAGTGGATCAACAAAGTGGGACACTAATCAAGTTAACGGCGATAGTGCTGTTATTGGTGTTAAGATATTTAACAATGGTGTCGTAGCAGCAGCAGGAAATTTAGTAAGGTTTAGCACCAACGATGGTTGGTCTACTATAGGTACTCGTACTTCTGCTGGTCGTTATAAGTTTGACACGTTTAACTTTAATAATACTAATAAGCTTATTATGGTTGATGATGTCAATCAAGCTGCAACGTATGATGGAAGTACCTATACATTAATTAACACTTCAGGAGCACCTTCTGATCCTGCTTCTGTTGCAGTGTTTAGAGATCATGTATTTTTTGCAGGTATGTCAACTAACCCGCAAGAGGTTGTGTTTAGTGCGCCTTTTGCTGAAACAGATTTTACTGTAGCAAACGGCGCAGGGTCGGTTAGAGTTGACACAAATGTTACAGCGTTAAAAGTGTTTCGTGATACACTGTACATTTTTGGTCTGGATAAAATATACAAGCTAGTAGGTACTAGTGTTGCAGACTTTCAAATACAACCAGTTACTAGAACACTGGGTTGTGCTGATGGGTTTTCAGTTCAAGAACTTGGTGGTGACTTAATCTTTCTATCTCTTGATGGATTAAGAACAATTGCTGCAACAGAAAGAATTGGTGACGTTGAGTTAGGAACTATTTCAAAGCCTATACAACAACGTATGCAAAGTGTTGTTGCTAATAGAGCTAACATTACTTCTACTGTTATTCGTGGTAAAAGTCAGTATCGTATTTTCTATCCTACTTCTGCTAGTGAAAATGTGCTTTCTGTTCGTGGTGTTCTAGGGACACTTAAAAGAAATGTGCAAAATGCTTTGGGTTTTGAGTGGGCAGATATAAAAGGTATAAAACCTGCTTCACTTGATTCTGATTTTATTAGTAACATAGAAGTTATAGTTGAAGGTGGTTTTGATGGATACGTAAGGCAGCAAGAAAGCAGTACTGTATTTACATTTGACGGGGAAAATATTGTAGCTTTTTACCGCTCACCAGATTTATCTTTAGGTGATGCTGGTTTAAGAAAAATAATGCAACGTGTAATTCTTAACTATGAAGTAGAAGGTACAATTGCTGCTGAGTTAAGAATTAGATATGACTCAGACTCTATTAATGTTCCTCAACCTGCTAAACTAGACATTACATCACCGGGAGGCATAGCTCTTTTTGGTAGTGCAGCCAGCACTTATGGAAGTGCAGTCTACGGTTCAAGTGGTGCGCCTATTTTTAGACAGTCTATTGAAGGTTCTGGTTTTCTTGTTGCAACAAAGATAAACCACAATAGTTCAAATAGACCTTTTACGCTTAATTCATATCAGTTTGAGTTTACATCTGGAGGAAGACGATAATGGGTACAGGTTACGTAAGACGTAGTACCACTGAAATAGCCACTGGCGAAGTCATTGAAGCTGCTGACTTTAACAATGAGTTTAACGACATTGTTAGTGCGTTTACCGCATCAACAGGTCACTCACATGATGGCACAACTGCTGAAGGCGGTAACGTAACTAAGCTACTTGGTG